TCAAAAACCTAAATCAAATTGGTCGTTACCCAGATGCCCTGGCAGAAACAGATCGCGGGGTAGGGTTGCGGTGTTATTACGGCTGGGGCGGGACAGGATTTTATCGACTGATTGCAGTGTGGTGAACGTACAACTGCAAAGCAGGTTCTGGCACTGGTGGTAATTCTCTTTGGTATTGCCGGTTATCATTCTGCTTGTGCGGGTGCGACTAACAGCACCACATTGTGGGCATGACATCATGATAATAACTCCAACCTTTTCTTGCTTGGCTAAAGTATAACCTATTCATTCCCTGAATTCTTTTACTCTGTTTCTTCTCCGGCCATATCCCAACTGGATATTTTCACCTCAAAATTTAGCGCGGTAGTAAATCCATTATCCCCGATAGTGTGCGTGACCTGGGTAATTATCCACGCCGCCTGATCAATCTCTGGTTTAAATCCCTGCATGACGGCGGGCAGTTCTGGAAATAAGTCAGCACGGCCACGCGCCAGTGTCATCGTAAATTCAGCAGCACCCCGTTGCAGTTTCGACCACTTCGCGGCAGCGGCGCGACGGGCGGCGCGCTCTGTCTTGAATGTTTCGCGCATCACAAAAACATTCCCCTCCACACCTTCCAGATACCCGCCTTCTTTACTGGTTGATGCCGGTTCTTTCGCTTTCTTGGCGGGCGCAGGGGTTGCGGCTTTCCTGCGGCGGCGGCGTTTGACTGTGGCTTTTTTGGGTTTACCAAAATTCAGATCCAGCCAGTAGGCGGTTACGCCGGTGTAAGCGTCACGGTCAGCTACACGGAAACTGTGCTTGTCGCCACTGGCGCGAGTAATGGTGATGGCCGGTAACAGTTTGCCACTTTGTGATACTGCGCGCCCTGGGTGCATGAATAACAACATGCCGTTCTTGATGGTGGTAATTGCGCCCAGCTTTTCCGCCATGCGGGTTAAAAAGCTGATATCTGACTCGCTGGTCTGGTCGGCGTGTTCAATCTCTATCTTGCCTAAATCCTCACTGACTCCGGCCTTTAGGTTGTAGCGTGAAGCAATACTGGCAACCAGTTTACCGACGGTAATATCGTGCCAACTATATTCACGCTTCACATTGAAGGTGTCGCGAAAATCAGCACTGCGGGCGGTGACAATCAGTTGATCCGGCGGGCCGATGTGGCTGATTTCATCCACGGTAAAGCGGCCTTTATTGATTAGCGGTTCATCTTTCCAGCCCAGCGCAATATCAATCAGTGCCCCGCGCGCGGGTAGGGCGACTTTCTGATCGGCGTCGTCAATGACCAGTTCCAGCATATCGGCTTCAAAACCACGGTTATCAGTCAGCGTTAAACTGATCAACCGGTCGTTAACCGTGGTCTGGGTTTTGCCGCCTATTTTGATATCAAAGGCGGGGCGTGGGGTGAGGTCGTCCGGTAACAGTTGCATGGTTTGATTTTGCGGGGAAAGTCCGCGCGGACATACCGCTGTTTATTGTGTCATGCCTGATACAACAGGCTGGCGGTGATTTACGCGCGAGGTTGGTTGATGATTTCGGCAAGGATTAATCCTTTTCGGAGCGTACCTCAATGGCAACAAATTATCACCACGGTGTGAGCGGTGAGGAAACCACTGACACATCGACCATCATTAACGATATCGACTCCGCCGTGATTGGTGTGGTCTGTACGGCGGACGATGCTGACGCCGCCACCTTTCCGCTGAATACGCCGGTACTACTGACGCGGGTTAAAAATGTGCTCGGCAAGGCGGGGAAAACCGGCACGTTACGCCAAACCCTGAAAGCCATTTCTGATCAAGCTAGCCCGCAAACCGTGGTTATCCGTGTGGCGGAAGGCGGCACGGAAGAGGGTGAAAAGAGCACCGAAACCAATGTGATCGGCGGCGTGGATGAGAACGGACTTTATACCGGTCTTTATGCCTTGCTGGTTGCTGAAATGCGCGTTGGCGTGAAGCCGCGCATTATCGGTGCGCCGGGGCTGGATACCTTGGCAGTGGCGAATCAAATCGCCCTTTTTGCCCGCGAACTGAAGGCGTTTGCTTATATCAGTGCCAATGGCTGTAAAACCATTGCTGAGGCCAAACTTTACCGCAAGAACTTTATTCAGCGCGAAGTGATGGTGATCTATCCCGACTGGCTGGCGTATGACAGCGAAGCCGAAAGCAACGTTGTGGTACCGGCACCAGCCTATGCGCTGGGGTTGCGCGCCAAGATTGACGCGGATATTGGCTGGCATAAAACCCTGTCAAACGTGGCGGTCGATGGTGTGCTGGGCACCTCGGTTGATATCTATTTCTCACTGCAAGGCAAAGATACCGACGCCGACGAGCTGAACAGCAACCACATCACCACGCTGATTAAGCAAAAAGGTTTCCGCTTCTGGGGTTCGCGTACCTGTGAGGAAGAGGTCTTTATTTTTGAAAGTTATACCCGTACCGCGCAAATCCTGATGGATACCATTGCGGAGGCTCATTTTTACTATATCGACAAGCCGCTAACGCCATCACTGGCGAAAGATGTTATCGACGGTATCAATCGCAAATTGTCGGCCTATGTTACCGCCGGTCGCTTGCTGGGTGCGCGGTGCTGGTATGACACCGACGCCAACACCACCGACACGCTTAAGTTGGGCAAGTTGACCATTCGGTATAACTACACCCCTGTGCCGCCGTTGGAAAATCTGGGATTGATTCAGGAATTCACCGACGAATATTTCGCGAGTTTTGCGAATGCCGTCAATAGCTAAGGGTTATTACTATGGCATTGCCAAGAAAACTTAAGTATTTCAACGTCTATGTCAATGGTGCCAGCTATCTGGGGCAAGCCTCGGAGCTGACGCCGCCAAAGCTGACTATCAAGACGGAAGATTATCAGGGTGCCGGTATGCCCGGCTCGGTCGCGGTGGATCTCGGCTTTGAAGCGGGGGCGCTGGATATGGAGTTAACCCTCGGTGGGTTGACCCCTGAATTGCTGAAACTGTGGGGCACGCCTACCGCTGACGGGGTGCAGTTCCGTTTTGCTGGCTCCTATCAGGCGGAGGATACCGGCGAGGCTATCCCGCTGGAAATCCAGACGCGCGGCCGTTACACCGAGCACGATCCCGGCAGCGCGAAACAGGGGGATGATACCAGCCATAAATACACGCTGAAAAACACCTACTGCAAGATCACGGCAAACAACGAGGAACTGATCGAGATTGATGTCCTGAACATGATCTACCGGGTGAACGGTGTGGATATGCTGGAAAAACACCGCGCTAACGTTGGCCTTTAATCTGGGAATTTATTTATGTCGAATACTGTCGTTTTACAAACACCGATCAAGCGTGGCAAGTCAGTCATCAAAGAGGTTTCCCTTACTGGCGCGCTGAAACAAGCCGGTTCCCTGCGTGGTTTGAAGCTGTACAGCATCATGACCAGCGATGTGGATTCGTTGATTAAATTACTGCCGCGCGTGACTTCTCCGGCGTTGACCGAGTTGGAGATCTCATTGATGGATACCTGGGACTTTGCCCAGCTATCACAGGAAGTGGCCACTTTTTTACAACCAGCCTCGGAGGGGGAACAGACGACAACGGAAACCCCACCTGCGAATTTGGATTTAGCCAAATAGAAGATGTGATCGCCGATATCGCTTTTGTTTTTCACTGGTCATTGCCTGATCTCTGGGCAATGACCGTGCCCGACCTTTTAGCCTGGCGTGAGCGTGCTGCGGTACGCTGGGGAACCACGGAAGAATAAGCAATGACTGACCGCAACCTATCGATAAAAGTGGCTTTAGGGGCGGTCAACAACCTGACTCAACCTTTTAATGCCGCCCAGAAAAGTACCGCCGCGCTAGGGCGGCAAATCAAAGCCACGCGCGATAACTTGCGTGACTTACCCAAACAGGCTGCCAGTTTCGACAAGCTGGCCGAATCCAGCAATAAAGCCGCCGCCCGTATAGAGAAATTGCGACGGGCCTCTGACGCGGTCAAATCCCTCGATAATCCTACCCAGAAGCAGATCGCTGCTGTGCAAAAGTGGGACAGCCGCCTGGGTAAGTTGCAGGAAAAACAGACCGTTGAAGTGCGGCGACTGGCTGAACTGCGCGCCAGTCTTTACCAGCACGGCGTTTCGGTTGCCAGTAACAGCACTGCCACCGAGCAAATAACCAATCGCACTGCCCAATATAACCGCCAGTTGCAACTGCAAGAGCAGCGGCTAAAACGCGTGGCGGCAGCGCGCAGCAGTTACGATCGCGGGCAAGAGCTGCGCGGCAAGTTGCAATCTGGCGGTATGACCGCACTCGCCACCGGTGCGGTGATGGCGGCTCCGGTGGCGCTAGCGCTGAAAAGCTACACCGGCATGGAGGATGCCATGAAGGGTGTGGCAAAACAGGTTGATGGCCTGCGGGATGATAACGGCCAGCGCACCGCGCAATTCTATGAAATGCAAAATGCCATTAAAGATGCGGCCGAGAAAGCCCCTTTACCGGGTGGGGCGTCAGACTTCGCCGCCTTGGTGGAAGGTGGCGCACGCATGGGGGTGGCAACGCAAGGTGCCAGCTTTGCGCAACAGAAAAAAGAACTGTTGGATTTTGCCAATGTCTCCGCCAAGGCGTCCAAAGCCTTTGAACTGCCCGCCGGTGAACTGGCGGAAAGCCTCGGTAAAATTTCCGGCCTGTACAAGATCCCGACCAAAGATATTGAGCAGTTGGGCGACGCCCTGAACTATCTTGATGATAACGCCCAGTCGAAAGGGGCGGATATCATTGATGTACTGCAACGCATGGGTGGTGTGGCTGACCGACTGAACTACAAACAGGCGGCAGCGCTGGGATCGACCTTCCTGTCTCTGGGGGCACAAGCTGAAATTGCCGCCAGTGCATCTAATGCCATGGTGCGCGAACTGTCGATTGCCACCATGCAAAGCGACAAGTTTTTTGCTGGCTTAGACGCGCTCGGCATGGACGAAAAAAAGATTGAAAAAGCAATGTCGGTCGATGCGATGGGCACTATTCGCGAAGTGCTAGGCGCAGTTAAAAAACTGCCCGACGTTGACCGATTGAGGGTACTTACTCAGCTGTTCGGTAAAGACTTTGGTAAAGATGCCGCCAAGCTGGTGAACAACATTGACGAGCTGGACAGGCAACTCGCCCTGACCAGTTCGGCAGGCTCCAAAGGCTCCATGCAAAAAGAGTCTGATATTGATAAAGACTCTATATCGGCGCAATTGCAGTTGTTAAAAACTGGCGGCGGTAACGCCCTCAGTTCTATGGGTGAAACCCTGCGCGCGCCCATGCTTGACGTGGTCGATACGCTGAAAAACATGATTGGCGGTGTGCGGCGCTGGGTGGAAGCTAACCCTAAATTGGCAGGCACCATCATGAAAGTGGTGGCGACACTGTCGATTGCCACTATTACGCTGGGTGGGCTGGCGCTGGCTGCGGCGGCATTACTGGGGCCGATGCTGGCCCTGCGGTTGGGGTTCTCGTTACTGGCCGGTAACGGGGGATTGGGTGCGTTGCTGCCAAAATTCACCTGGCTAACGGGTGGGATCAGTCGGCTGGTACCAAACCTGCTACGGGTATCTCCGGCGTTATTGTCGTGGCGTACCAGTGCCAGCGTAGCGGGTTCCGCGCTGGGTGGCTTACGGGCAAAAGTGGCATTACTGGGTTCCAATGCGCAGATGGCATTGTCTGGTGCGTCTGGGCGTGCCGGTGCTGCTATGTCCGCTGCGTTTAGCCAGCCTGGGGCGGCACTGGGTCGTCTTGGTAGCATGTTGAAATGGGTAGCGACTTCGCCGCTTCGTCTGTTGGGCAGTATTGGCGGCACGGTGTTTGGCGCGCTTGGGTCGGCGGTAGGGTTGGTATTAAGTCCGGTCGGGCTATTGGTGGCGGCCGTTATTGGCGCGGGCGTGCTGATTTATAAATACTGGCAACCGATACAGGCATTTTTTAGTGGGTTCTTTACCGGATTGGTGGAGGGATTGCAGCCGGTGAAAGCGGCCTTTGCGCCACTGTCTCCCATATTTGATGCAATTGGCAGCGCGATTGGTCGGGTGTGGAACTGGTTCACTCAGTTGCTTTCGCCGGTCGAATCGTCGAAAGCCTCACTGGAAGCGGCCACCAATGCCGGTAAAACCTTTGGTGAGGTGGTTGGTGCCGTCATTAGCGGACTGTTCTGGCCGGTCGAACAACTGGCGAAGGGGTTGGGCTGGTTACTGGAAAAACTGGGCGCTATCCCGAAAGCGGCAGATGCGGCCAGTGGTGCGGTAGCGGCAATGAATGGGCCGAAAGCGCCGGTAATGTATGAGTGGGATCCGGTACTGAAAAAAATGGTGGAAGCGAAATCCGCCTGGTCATGGAGTCCTGATAAACCGGTCGCCGGAAACAGCAGTGCGATGGCAAATGCGGCAGCGTCACCGATTGCTACCGCCCCCACGGCGGCCCCGTCGATTTATGGTGCCGTTGACCGCAGTAAAAAGAAAAAAGCCAGCGGTGACAGCCTCGCCAGCAGTTCGACTGCCACAGCAGCAGCGGATAACACGCGGGAAAAACTGGGCGATATCGTGTTTAAAAATGTGCCGGATTATCTGCCGTTGGCCTCGCCGTATTTATCCGCCCCAGCAAAAACGGCGGCACAGCCTGGCCTGTTGGCAAGAATGCAGCAGAGCGCCAGCGATATGCTGGCCCGCACGCGGGATATGATCGCGCCGGGTAATGATTTTGACCAGTTATCACTGGCCGGTGACATCCCACAACTGGCGAGAAAACCGCTCAGTGCGCAGCGAAATAGCGGCCCGATAACGCATGAGGGTGACCGCTTCGACATCACAATCAAATTTGAAGGCCAACAAGCGGCCAACATAGACGAAAATAAACTGGTCAATATGCTGTATGACAAAATTGCCACGCTACAACGCCAGAAAGAATCCCGCCGCCGTTCTACGTTCACAGACAGGGAGCAATAATTATGATGATGGTTTTTGGATTGTTCGTATTTGAACTGCGCACCGCGCCTTATCAGAATCTGGGGCAGGAAAGCACCTTCAGGCATGTTAGTAACAGTCGGGTAGGGAAGTCACCGCGCTATCAATACATTGGCCCCGGTGAAGATAAGATTACGTTGGGCGGCACGTTGTACCCGGAAGTGACTGGCGGTGATGTTTCTCTTGGCGTGCTGCGTGCAATGGCTTATACCGGCAAAGCCTACCCGCTGATAGAGGGTACTGGCGGGATTTATGGCATGTTTGTGATTACTGGCATCAGCGAAACACGCACTGAATTTTTTAAGGACGGAAAGGCGAGAAAGATTGAGTTCTCACTCAGTCTTGAAAAGGTTAGTGAGGATTTGCGCGAAATGTTGGCGGATGTGGATATGGGATTGGGTTTCTTGTAATACCAGGGAACACAGTCAGCTTTGTCTGTGCTGCAGCAATATTAAGCCCGCAATTTATGCGGGCTTTTGGTATAAAAACAGATGCTACTACCGATTATGTGGCTTAACTCTGTTTCTCAAGAGCAGCGATCCTTGCTTCAAGTCGCGTCCGCTCACGGCGGTTGAATGCAGCTTCAATACAGAGTGCTTCAGTGTAGCGCACGCTATATGAGTCTCCGGCTGGAACTGTAACCTCTTTACCGTCAATGATTTCAACAGACTCCGGCCAGCTTTCATAACAAACTAATCCAAGGTTTTCGCTATCAAGATCATAGGTCTGAAACACGGCCATTATCTCTTGTGCCAGTAGCCCTGCGTGACTACGTGCCTGCTCGCCTTTGCGGGCTACAGCATCTATCAGGCGATATGAATACCAATCAACGTGGCCCCAGGCATCAAGAATCTCATCAGTGAAAAGTTTGATATCTTGCTTATCAAGCATGTTGGATGTAATAGAAAAACCTGTCTGGGTATAGCCACCTGCCCAGGGATGAGCCGCATCACCACAATATGCGGTGTTTGGTGTTGCTCCACGAACAACCCCCCCGCTACTGACAGCAAAGTTACTCATGGACAGAGTACCGGGGCCAGTTATATTCAGAGTTGAAAATCCCTGCAAAAATGCCACGCCTGTACTGTCTCTGATGGCAAAGGACGCGCCGAAAAGATCAAGTCCATCCGTACTGCCCGCCGAGCGTAAATACATAAATCCAGTGCCATTCGATAACTGTGCATTTTTATCGCTATCGCGCAGAAGAACACCCGATTTACCGTCCGCATATTGAATGTTGAGATTATTCGCTCTCCAGTTCTTGATAATAAACGCCCCGTCCGTGTTTTGAGTCGGCATTTGTTTGTAGTCAATAGAGCAGTCTCTTGGGGTAAATGCAGAAATATTCGTTGATGGCTGTATATCACTGTTTGTAAATCTGATATTTCCTGTGAATCCGATAGTTTCACTGTTGTTATAAGCAATCATTGCCCCGTTTTCGTGCTCGCATGAAACAAATTTTGCATCTTTCATATCACCGAATATTGTATTAAGACGGTCAAATGTAGTCTGCGCTTTAAAGTTAATAAACTTCAGGTTTCTTATCGGATACCCGTCGATTTCCATTGCACCGGCTTCACCCAATCCTAAAAATGCTGAATTATTTCCACTTGTATGATCAAGAGAACAAGCTTTGAAATTACTGAAAACAGTACCTGAAAAGTTATTCCCTATATTTGCAGCGCGCAGAACAGTAACGCTTGCCGGTAAATTTGGTGACACTCCCGTCAATGTGATGGTCGCATTATTAACTGAATAGCCGGTGAATCTGTATATTTGCGAATTGTTTCCCGTTCTAAATCGCATATCAGCAGTGAGCGTAAATGAACTGTTATATAAGGCAGTAACAGTCGTATCAGTATTTGAATAGACATCAATTTGAGCTGCGTTTCTGATAAGCAAACCGCGACGGCCTTGGGTCAGTACGTTGTTAAATGTTGCACTTTCCGGGTTGCCAACTGTCGAATATGAGCCGTCATTTTCAGTTAAAAGAATACCTGCGATTCGCCAATACCCAACAACTTGCACTGTATCGACAATCGCTGAATTGCCATCGAATACCCACAAACCCACATCCCAATTATCGCCAAGAGATAAACTAGCGGCATCGTTGTAGCCCTCAATGCCATGATTGTTAAGCATGATACGCAGGTTTTTGATTTGGCTTGCATGTGTTGCTTTTACTGCCGCAGAAAACAGCTTAGGTGTAGCAGGTGATCCGCCCACGGAGTCATTGTTAGTAAAATCGGTTAATGGATATGAAATACCATCAACAATTTTTGGCGTTCTCGCATTCATGATATTTTGAATGTTTTCAGTTTTCGCGCCAGTTCCCGCAAAGACTAAGTGTGTGCCTTTATCCCACGATTTTAATAAACGGTCAGGGGATGGTCGGAATGTATCCCAGTAATCTCCGCCATCACCAACTAGAGTGATCCCGGCAGGAATAACAATCCCTTTAGATACTTTATATCGGCCGGTGGGTAGCCATACCACCGATGCGCCTGATTCAACCGCATGATCAATCGCCCCTTGAATAGCTGCGTAGCTATCCGTAGTGAAAGTCGGATCTGCATTAAAAGGCTTATCAGAAGCACAAATGATGTATTGCGCTCGTTTACCCAGACTCCCGACTGGATATGCAGACAAATAACTAAAATCAACGCCTCCCGCACCCGCCTTAAGATGTTCAGTTAGCAAACTATCGGTGTGCGCCTTAACTTCAATAATTTTATCATCAACATACTTGCGAGTTGCCAGTACGACCGATGGATCGATTTTCAGCGTGATAGCCTCTGTGCCGCTGACAATCAGAATCATTCGTACGGTTTGTGTGCGGCCGCTTCCCTCTTGTAATTGCGGTTTATAGGTTTCTGGGCAGTTGGCAATGGCGATCAGAATGCCGTCTTTATCAAACAACCCGATTTCACGTATCCACCAACCGCCATCAGTTTCAGGGATCACTTGCTCCGCGATAATCTGACTATCATTAACAGCGTCTACACTCAATGAATTCAGCGCTGCGCGGCGCTTCTCGCCAGTCAGTTGCGTTTGCGCGGGGTTCGGAGTAGGCAATACACCGCCCCCGTCACCCACGGCCATATGCGTGATTTGTAATTGGGTACCGAGGGCGGTGGCATTCGCGAGTTTTGCCGCGCCCTGATGGGTCAGTAATGCATAGAATTTAGCGGTCATGGGTTTACTCTCACGCTGTCAATAATATGAAGTGCGCCGCCCGTGTAGTCTTGGCCGGTCACGGTAATGGTTTCAGGTAAATAGGGGTAAACGGTCAGCTCGCCACCGTCGTAACTGGCAACGCTGACGGGGATTGCGCCGGATACATCCAGATTGATAGACAGCCCAATCAGATGACGGCTGCAGGGTTTTGCCCCGTCAATCAGTCGTTCCAGTTCAAAATACATTTCATCGGTAATGCCGGTTTCCAACACGCCCACATCAAGGCGAAAGGTGCCGGGTGTTTCATTGGTTTTCCACCACTCAGTTACGCGAATGAGATAGCCGAGCGGCTCAACCACACGCCGCAATGCGCCAATGGTGCCCTTGCGTTTATGCACATAAGCCGAGGATTTCACCACCGCGCGTTTGGTAGCTTCCGGCCAGCTTTCATCCCAGCGATCAACCGACCACGCCCACGCCAGATAGGGCAGCAACGGCAGTGGACACAGGTCAGCATTCCATAACTGGCGTAGTGGCACCGGCACATTCCCCAACTGCGCGCAGGCTTGTGCGGCGGCGATTTCCAACGGGGATGATCCGGCCGGTAGCAGGCGGTTATTCATCAGTTCCCCCGACCGTCAGCACGGCACTGGTGCAGTAAGCTGCTTTTGTGCTGTCCAGTACCACGTCAGCCAGCGGGGCATTCAACTCGACGCGCTGCACACCTTCAACATGCAGCGCAGCATGAATGGCGGAAATACGGATATCGCGACCAAGGCGGCGTTGGGTACTGATATAGGTATTCAGTTTCGCCTGAGCAGCGGCGCGGACTGGTTCAGCTTCCGGCCCCGGATAGATATAGAGCACAGCGTCAATCTGGTAATCGACAATGGCGGCGGATTGCACGGTGATACGGTCAGCAACCGGTCGCACGTCCTCGTCATTCAGTGCTGCTCTAACTATGTCCAACAGCTCCGGCGAGGCTTCGCCATTCCCCGCACGCGCTAGCACAGTGACGGTGACGCAGGCCGGTGACGGACTCAGCGCCGAGGAATCAGCAACCCGACCGTCAGCACTGCGGGCATGGGCTTCATATGCGCCTGTTGGCCCTGCCACACTCAGCGCCTCAAATGCCTGGGGAATACGCAGGCGAAAATCAGTATCAGACTCCATCACTGCGGCGACCGGCGGAATAGCATCGGGATTGGCGGGCGAGATGATTAGGCGTTGAACGTTATTGTTTGCCCCCAATTGGTCTAAATCACTGCCAATGGCATATGCCACCATGACCGCCTGCGCTGCCTCGTTAACCCGCTGGCGTAATACCAACTCACGGTACGCATTTTCCTGCAATAGCTTGACTAAAGGCTCAGACTCTAACGATAAGGTGCGCGTGATAGCTTCCTGTTCGTTAGCGGGATACAGGGCGATGAGTTCCGCCTTGCGCTCAGCCAGTAGGGTTTCATAATCCAGCGTTTCGACCGCCATCGGGGCGGGTAGCTGTGACAGGTCGATGGTGCTCACGCATTACCTCCTACTGGGATAGCAATATTAAAGGTGTCAGCCAGATCAGTGCGCTGGCCGTGAAGCTCCAGTGTCATCTTGCCCGCTTTCGGCTCTTCGAATATCACGCGGGTGAGCACCACGCGCGGCTCCCAACGCATGATCGCGCTGTAGGCCGCCGACATGGCTTTCAGTCGCAGCACTGGGTTTTGTGGGTCGTCAATCAAGTCAGACAGCAGTGAGCCATAGCCACGGCGCATGCACCGCGTAGTGGTCGGGGTGGTGACGATGTCGGTTATCGACTGGGTGATGTGATCCATATCGGTAATGCGCCGTCCGGTCTGGGCATTCATGCCTAAATACATCATTTGTTTGGCCCGTAAGTATTACTGCCACCGCGTTGTACACCGCCGTGGTCATGGCTATCAATCACCACGCCATTGGATGAGAAGACACCGCCGGAGTGCTGAATGTTGCCGGACATTTTCCCGCCGCCGGTCACGTTCAGCGTGGCCGTTTTCAGGTCATTGGTGCATTCCACTGTGGGCGTATCCAGCGTGATTTTTACCGAGGCGGTACAGGTGATTTCTGGCGCGGTGGCATGGATGGATTCGCTCGCATCAAGGACTGCCGTTTTAATGCCGGTGGCCTTCAGTGCGCCGGTGTCGGCGTTATATTCAGTCACCGCGCCGTCGGAGTGGGTGGTGTGCTGGGTGTTGGCGGTGTTAATCGGTGTGGCTGCACTGTTTTGATACAGGGACGCAATGATCACACCGGCGGACAGTTCACCGCCAGCAGCCAGAATAATCACTTGCTCCCCCTCGGTTGGCGGCCACCATGTTTTAGCGGTACCGGCACGGCGAACAGACCACGGCAACCAATCGGTAAGCAATTCACCGCAACGCACGCGGGCTTTTGGTGGATCAAGGGTTAAATCCACCTGTTCCACGATACCGAAACGGATCAGATTCATTATCAGGCGATAGATTTCGGCGTTGGTCATGGTGGTCAATACTCGTTATTCAGCGTAACGGTATTGTTTACGCGCGCGGGCAGGGGCGCAACGCGCGGGAGTTGTAGGGGAACTGTGACAACTTTTTATGGCTGGGCGATGAAATCAAACACCTGACTGAGCACGTTATCGCTGTCTTTTTTGGTGATACCGAGCAATTGACGGGCGGGGTAATCCGCTTTCACATACGGGTTAACCTGGTCGGTGCCGCCGTACTGGTGTATCTGGGCAATTCTGGCTGCAACCCCTACATAACCGGCACCGGCAGAATCAGGTAGGGCCTGAAGGCGCAGAAAAGTGGCATTACGTAAGCGGCGAAACATCGGCTGTTTTTTACTGGTGCGCTTGGTGGTGGCTTCGGCTTCAACCGATAAAAACCGGTCAATATCCACGCGGTTAAAGGTGCGAATAGCGTTACGGTCGTTATCCCATCCGGTTATCTGGCGCTTATTGCCCGCCCAGTTTTTCAGGTCGCGCACTGAGCCTTGATAGATAAAGCGCAGGCGCTTCTGCACCGTTTTTACGCTGTCTTTACGCTTGATATACGGCGAGCCGTCCGCGTTTAATTGTTGGCGAATACGTTGTTGCTGACCACGGCGCAGAGTGATGGAAATATCCCGGCTCAGTTTGTGCCGCGCGCCCGATTTCCCGCGATTAATCAGGCGCTGCAAGTACTCTTCTAACTCCTGAAATTCGTTATCCATAGTGCCTCTTTCTGTCTGTGGCCAACACAGTCATTTTTGTCTGTGCTCGATATCAGCCCGCCCAAGGGGTGTTCGCGGCGGCGCGTTCCCAAGCTGCTAGCATGTCGCTACGTGGGTCGGCGGGTTCGTCAAGGTGGGTTAACGCCAACCGGTCATTCACGTCCGCCACTCTGACCGCTTCGGTCAGCTCGATGTGCATCACTATATCGGCAGTGGCGTTATTGAGAATATCGGCTTCAAAGGTAAAGCCGGTTTTACGCCGGTCGGGATTGAAAATTAAATCCGGCTGATGGCGGTGTATCCACAGCATCGCGGGCAACGTCACTGTATCCATGCTGTAGGGGTAATCCATCACGATAACGTGCACGGTATAGCGGTATTCGAATGACAGGGACTTTTGCCCAGTGGCGACGATTGTCCCTTTATCCAGCCAGATAGCCAGCTTGTCGGGGTTCTCCCGCAAATAAGGCACCGCCTGACTCAGCGCTGCACGCAGTAGGTTAGGTTTTAACATCGGGCGTTCCTTGCTGGCAGGCGAGCACGGTATCAACCTGTGCCGCGCAGGCGTGTAATGCGGCCTCAAGGCGGTCTATATCGTCGTTTAAATCGCCGTTAGTTTGCGGTTCCGCCGCTGGAAACTGGCAAGGTGTGACTTTCGGACAGCCATTGACGGTAATCTGCGGCCCCGGTGAAGGCAGGCCGCTGACGCAGCCGGACAATATCATCAGGCAGGGGGGTATCAGCCCAACGGCGTAACGTTTCATTTTCACGGTATAACCTCTTTAGTTGGCTGTTACGTTGCGCCAGCAACTGATCCGCGCTGGCAACCTGTTGGCGCAATTGTGCCTGCGCCTGATTGTTGGCATTGGCGGTCAGTGCCAGGGCAATAAGTTGGCCGTTTTTACTGGCCGAATCGGCCGCTTGCTGGTCAATCAATGTCTGACGGGCCTCGGCTAACCGGTGGGTCTGTACGCCACTGATAACCAGTAACGCGCCAACAATCGGCCAGACCAACGATGCTGTATTGAAAATTGGCATAGTGTCAGCCCGGATATTGACGAGCGGGCAATTGAAAATGCGGGCCGTCTTTAAAGGTTGTCCAATTACCGCCCCATTCCACGGCGATCCCCAACTCGGCGGCGGCCTGCTTCACCGCTTCGGCCATCGGGCGGAAATATTGCCAATCCCAACTCACCTTACCGTTAGGCAATGGCACAATATCGACCGCGTGGCCGGTTAAATGGCGGCTGTTTAGTGTCTGACTGGCACCGGTTTTGACCAGTTCACGCTGGCGTTCAAGTGTGCGGCGGCCTTCAATCACCTTAAAATCAATCGGGGTCAGTTCCAGCGCCCGACGCACGACTTTAACCAGATCAGGGTGTACACCAATCAGATTGCTTTCACTGACCTTGCCGAAAATAAATTTATTGTTTGGCATCAGGGGTTCCCGCCTTTTTATTCATGATTTTAAATACCAGCTCACGGATGGCCTGCAAGCCAATAAGCCCTATCAGGCAACTGATAAAGATTTCCACTTTTCCGGCGGCAACTTGGGTTAATGCACCATTTAGCCAGGGAATGGCGTCAATCGCGCGGATCAGCATCGGGGAAATCACCGGGCCAATATTGACGCCAACAAGACCACAGACCACTCCTTCGCCAATACCTTCGCGCAACTTACCACCGCCCCAGACCACGCGACGAAACGCCACAATAAAGCCGACAAAAAAACCATTTATCGTGGTTGAATGGGCGGAATAAAAATCCACCATCGCGCCTATCCAGCGCGGATCTTTTTCTGGCATTTTCATGTCCGTTACCCCCTTTTGGGAGTCGTAGCTGTGGCGATTAGTCCCACAGTTGAATAATGGTTTTTTGTGCCGGTTCGGTGGTGTCCGGCAACTCCAGCCAGTGACCTGTTGGCAGTACTGGCCCCAGTTCGGCCAGCCCCGGATTCGCCTGATAAACTGCCTCAGTAACGCCTTCGGTGCGGCCGTAATGACGCCAGCACAGCGCGTCAACGGTGTCATACTGTTGAGCCTGAATACGCATTTACACCAACTCGGCAATGCCGCGTTCACGGCCTTGTACATCACTGATGGCCCAGCGGGCATCGCGCCACAGGTCGGTGATTTGCGGATCAAGGGCATCCGCCCGTTTATTGCCGTCGCCGGTGGTGTCCATATCGCGATAACGTTCGGTCAGATTAGCCTTGGCATGGCAGTAGACCGCACGGCGGTAGCGCTGCACTCGCATGGATTCGCCCGCGACCTTTTCAGACTCCACATCTTCCAGCGCCATCACGCCAGCGGCTTCCTGTTCGCTACGCCATGCGCGTAACTGGCCGTTGGTGTTACTGATGGCCTCAATAACCGCTTCTTTCAGGCGCTCAGTGGTGACATTGCCATCCAGTCGCATCACTTTACGCATATGGTTTAGCGATATTTCCGGCCAAAACGCGGCGCTGGCTATTGTGACGTCCGGCCCCTCAGGTGGGCTTGTCGGGTGTACCGGCTCAGTGGCTAGTAGGCTCATATCATCACCATCAATAAAATGGGCGGTGGACGCGGTTATCAGGGGTAAACCTCATTTCCGCGTGCCGCCCGACGTGCGGGGCACGATTCAGGGGGTACGTTTGGCGCGTACCGTGTTTGTTTTTGCTTTGGCCGCCGGTTTTTTGGCAGCGGTAGCGGATTTAGTTTTACTTGCCGGTTTCGCCGCTGTGCTGGCGGGGGCTTCTTCGGTAACGACTGGCGTATCAGACAATGCGGCGGCTACGTCAGCACCCGCGACCGTGATAGCGTCGGTTGTTGTGGTCTGCTCGGTATCGGTTACGCCACTGCCTTCCGCGCTGGCAGCGCCTGCCGCAATCAGTGCGGCTTTTTTCAGGTTCCGTTCCAGCACTTCAATATCCTTTTTCACGCCAGCATCTTTATGCGCGGCTAAAGCACGTTGCAACCAGATAAGGGCGGATGCCTGATCAGCCAAATTGGTGCTTTCACGCTGGGTATAACCAATCGCTTTAAGCAGTTTGGCGCGGGCTTCGTCCGGCATATCTTTATCTGCCGTCAGCTCGTGCAGGCGCAGCAAAATATCAATCTCAATCGCCGGATTATCGGTTGCCGCACCTTTAAAGCGCAGTAATGCGGCTTCTGACACTTGATCGACAATGAAACAGGCGGCTGTACGTTGGTATTTGTCAGCCATTGGCAGGTTATGGCCGATCACATATTCAGCCAGGCGCAGTGCGTCACGGTATAACCCGGCATCCACCGACCACACCATGCAGGTAGTGACAATCTCGTCACTTTGACCGCTATTGGCACTCAGGACGCCGTCGATCCAGCCGTCGTAGGCGGGCAGCATTTCCCGCTTCATGCTGGCGCGGGTGATATGTGACTGGAATTGTGATAGACGGCGCTGATCAATGCGCAACCGGTAAAGCTGTTGTTCGTAGGCGGAGCCTTGCACCACGTCTTCCTTGGTGCCGCGCCGTTCTGCCATCACTTTGTCGTAATGGCGCTGTGCTGGAGTTAACATCATGCCCCCTAGGCGTAATGGGGCGACAATAGCCGCCCTTAAGTGACTAGCGACCGCTAAACCGGCTCACCGGCTTTGATGCCTTCAATCAGGCAGCCCAAACCGTAATCCTCAATGCAGAACGCTTCATTGTCGGATTCATAGGTGGTGACGCGGTTAAATTCCGGTTCCTCCTTAATGGTGCGGCGGTGTGTCCCTTCTTGTACGTAGATAGACAGGTTTTCAAAGGTGGTGATCATCATGGCGTTAGCCGGGAAGTGTGGGGCGCGGTAGGTCTGCATGCCCCCGATTTGCTTCTGAGATACCAGCATCTGACCGGCCAGCGCTTCGGTGTGGGGATTACTGCCACTGACAGTGTTCAGCACTGGGAAATACTTATCTGCCAGCAGTTTGCGACCGCAGATAACAATCAGACCGGTGTCTTCCTGATACCATGGGTCGATCAGACTGTTGACCGCATCAAAGGCCAGCGCATCGAGGTTGCCGTAAGCCCCCTTGGTGATGAGTTTGTTCTCTTCATCGCGGGTAGAAACGGAGACATCACCCATTACACGCTGAGGGGCAAACAGGCGGTACTTTTGCAGCCAGCCGATATTCACGTCCTGCAACAGTGGATTAGTGGCAAGATCAGACTTAGCCGCTACCGTGAGGCCATTAAAGCCCACCATGATGCGATCCAGTGCACGCCGCAGAATAATCTGGTTGGTGACGCGGTTTTTAAAGTCACGCTTACCGGCCCACGCATCCAGACGGGCATAACTGATATAGGTATCAGAGTTAGTCTGTTCACAGCGATAGGTGCCATTATCTTCAATGGTTTCCGGTGAATTTGGCTCACGGCGGACGGTATTGGAGGTGTTACGGCTGGCAATTGGACTACTGACGCCGATACCGACACGCTGGCCTTCCTGATCTGGCACGATATGCACGTTAATGCGCTTCAGAAGGTCACTGGCTTCCTGAATCTTGTTTTCCAGCGTCTGAGCAACCACTGGGGCTACGGTGAATTGTTTGGTGACGCGATCTAGCGGCAGACTGTTAAGTCGGGCTTGTGTGGACAGGTATTCGTCCCATTTATCACGTGTTTCATTTCTCATGTTCTTCATTCCTGTGCATTCAATAGGGCGGTTTAGCAGTCGATAACGTCGTCAGTGCTGCCTTCCGGGCCACCTTTGGCGGGTGGTCGCTGGTTGAACTGGCTATCTTCGGATTGCAACTTGGCTGTCACTGTTGTGAGCGAGATCGACAACTTGGATACCTGACTTTTCAGGTCAGTAATTTCCCGCTGATTGGCGGCAAACTGCTGCTGATTTTCCAGTACGGTTTTCTGACTCTCGGCAACCAGTTGCACGGCCTGGCGAATATCGTCGAGATTGCCGTCGGTTTTCTTTTCTGCACCAAACAGCAATTCTTTGATTTTGGCGGTGAATTTCTTGCTGGTGTCGTCCGCTGGCTGCACCTCTTCGAACTCAATAAACGTTTCTTCCAGTGCGGTAAACAGGCAATCAGGGGAGTGCTTGCGACCGGCCAGCGGATTCGGTTTGGACTCAGCAACCTGTTTTGCGCAGAACTGAAGCAATTCAGTGCCTAAGCTGGCGGGATCGTCAGTCAGCGCCAGCCCTTTCAGATAGGCGCGGCCACTGTTGGCGAAGTTCGGATCGAACTGAATAGAGCTGTAAACCTTCTGGCGGCTCTTATTCAATGTGAGTAATTCGTCGGTCGGATCAATCTGGGCGAACAGTGCCAGTTTGCCTTTGAGTGCGCCCTCACTGATTTCTTCCATTTTCACGGCGGTGATATCGCCATAACAGCGGAATACGCTATCAGGGTAAGGGCTTTTGTAGTGCTCCAGATCCACGCGGGCACCGTAGACCTTGGGGTCATAAGTGAGTGCAATGTCGAGCAGATCCTGACGGATAATGACGCGGCCGTCAGTGGTTGCCCCTTCAACGGCAACGCGGAAAAACTTGGATAATTTAGGCATATAACAATGCTCCGGGTATCAGCAATTGGTGTGCAGTAAGCAGCGGACACCATCATCACCCCAGTACCTAAACCCGCGCAAAGCCTTGTTATTGTAAGAGACCTGCTACAACTTTATCGCCTCGCCGACAGTCACGCGGGCGCGATAGCCTAGCCTCATGAGCAAATTAGCCCCCGATTCTGTCCGCGATGCCCGTAGCCTTTACTGGCAGGGATACCAGATATCCCACATCGCCAAGTTGACCGGTTTCAACGTGCACACGCTGTATTCACGGCGTAAACGTGAGAACTGGGACAAAACCGCGCCCCTTGACCGGGTGCGCTTTACCACTGAAGCCCGTTACAACCAACTGATTGATAAAGCCGATAAGAGTGGGCGGGATTTTAAAGAAATAGATTTGCTGGCGCGCCAACTTGTGCGCTTTGACCGTCAGCTAAATAACGAGGGTGGCGAAGGGCGCAAGAAACAGCCGAAAAACCACTTCACTGACGAGCAGATCGCGCAACTGAGAACGCGGTTTTACGATCGGCTTTATGAGCACCAAAAACGCTGGTACAAAGCCAAAAGTCTGGCGGTTACTATCAGGAATATCCTCAAGTCGCGCCAGATTGGGGCGACTTGGTATTTTTCCCGCGAAGCCTTGGTTGACGCACTGGAAACCGGCCGCAATCAGATATTTTTATCGGCATCCCGCGCCCAAGCGCATCAGTTCAAGCGGTTTATTATCAAGTTTGCCGCCGAGGTGGGTGTCGAGCTGAAGGGCGATCCCATCATGCTATCCAACGGGGCCGAGCTGCATTTCCTTGGCACCTCGGCAGCGTCGGCGCAGTCGTATACCGGCAATCTGTATTTCGATGAATATTTTTGGACGAGTAATTTTATCAACTTGCGCAGTGTAGCCGCCGGTATGGCGACGCAAACAGGACTGATAGAAACCTATTTCTCCACCGTTTCCAGTGAAGAACACGAAGCCTGGCGCTTCTGGTCGGGCGACCTGTTTAATGACGGCCGCAAAAAAGCGGAACAGGTCAACATTGATGTTACCCACAAGAACCTAAAAAACGGCAAAATTTGCGCTGACATGCAATGGAAGCAGGTTGTTACCGTTAAAGATGCCGCCGCGTTGGGCTTTGACCGTATTGATGTTGACGATCTGATCGCCAAAAAATCCCCGGATGAATTTAACAACCTGTACATGTGTCAGCCCATCACCAACGGTGAGCGGCCGTTCTCATACAGTGAGCTGATTAACTGCGGGGTGGATGGCTGGAATGCGGGTGTGTGGGACGACTGGCGGCCCTATTCACCACGACCGCTGGGCAATACGCCGGTGTGGATTGGTTACGACCCCAACGGGGAAGGTGAAGGGGGCGACAGTGCCGGACTGGTTGCCATCGCGCCGCCACAGGTCGAAGGGGGCAAGTTCCGCGTGCTGGAAGCCATTCAATTGCGTGGAATGGCGTTTGAACTTCAGGCGGAGGAAATCAGGAAAATGACCCAACGTTACAACGTGCAATTTATCGGTATTGATGGCACCGGCATTGGCGGTGCCGTACACACGATTGTGCTGGGGTTCTTCCCGGCGGCCGTGAAATTTGTTTATAGCATCAGCGTGAAATCTTCCCTGGTACTCAAGGCGCAAATGGTGATGCGCCGTGGCCGATTTGAGTATGACGCCGGGCTAAGTGTGATTGCTCAGTCGTTTATGACCATCCGTAAATCAGTGACACCGGGCGGGATGGTGACTTACGTGTCCGACCGTTCCAAAGGGGCCAGCCACGGTGACGTGGCGTGGGCCATCATGCATGCTTTGCAAAACGAACCGATTGGCGCAGAAACCGGTAGCACCGGCGGCGGCTTTGTTCAGGAGTTTTAACCGTGGAAATGAATACAACTTTACCCGCAGCAGTCACAACGGGATCACCGCCAGCCCAGCAACCTATATCGGCGATGGAGTCTTTTACTTTTGGCGACCCGACACCGGTATTGGATCAGCGCGACTTATTGGATTGTATGGAGTGCGCCCGCAATGGCGATTGGTACGAGACGCCGATCAGTTTTTACGGGTTAGCCCGTATTTTTCACTCGGCCATTCACCACCAATCACCACTCAATTTTAAACGCCGTGTACTGATGAGTTGCTACCGGCCGCACCCGTTACTGTCCCGCGCTGATGCTGGGGCATTCGTGCAGGATTTTCTGGTGTTCGGCAATGCCTATCTTGAACTGCGCAAGAATCGACTGGGCGACCCGCTGGCGCTGAAGCATGTCCCAGCTAAGTACATGCGGCGGGGGAGCAATCTGGATCAGTATTGGTTTGTGACCTATGAGAAAGAGGATTACGCCTTTGCGCCTGGCTCGGTGTTTCATCTAGCCGAGCCGGATATCCATCAGGAAATTTACGGCTTGCCGGGGTATCTGGCCGCCATCCCGTCGGCGTTGCTCAATGAGGACGCTACACTGTTCCGGCGCAAGTATTACATTAACGGCAGTCATGCCGGGGTGATTGTCTATCTGTCTGACGCCATGCAGAACGATACCGACGTGCAGGCGTTAAGGCGCACTCTGACCGATGCCAGAGGGAAGGGGGCATTCAAGAACGTATTTGTGTACGCGGCAGGCGGGAAGAAAGACGGCTTGCAAATCATGCCCTTCAGTGAAATAACCGCGAAAGATGAGTTTAATGGCATCAAGAACGTAACCCGCGATGATTTGCTGGCCGCGCACCGTGTGCCGCCGCAACTCATGGGGATCATGCCAACCAATACCAGTGGCTTTGGGGATGTTGAGAAGGCGGCGAAGGTGTTCGCCATCAACGAACTGTACCCCATCATGGAAGATCTAAAATCCCTGAATGACTGGCTGGGCGTGGACGTATTCCAGTTTAACCCCTACGCACTGGCCGAAGTCAAAGCCTGACCCACCGATTCATTCAATAATTTTCATTCATACCCACACCGGCGCACCCTGCGCCGCGTGCAATTCCCCCGTCACGCTATAACGCGCTGTGCGGCCCATAGCGAGGCGCACGCCTCACGCACCCGATCACGACACCCATCACACGAATGCACATCACCATGACCCACAAGCAGCGCATTAGCCGGAGGTGCCTGACCCCCCTTCGACCCTTCAGCGCGCGATTGTCTCCCCTCCACGCCTGCACGCAAAAAGGGGTGTTTTTTGTGCATTTGTGCAAGTGGCGGCAGGCCGCGCCAGTTCTGGGCTTAAAGGAGCGAAATAGCATCAAAAATATTGTGCAAATTTATGCGGGATTGAGGGTTGAGTAAAAGGGTACTATATTCATACTCCAATGATTGATGCATGTAACAACCCAAAATAATTTAGCGGTCTAAAATAGGTAAAGATAATTCTTTGTGGAATTTTATGCCAGTAACATACATATTAGTTATATTAATTTTGTAACATATTGATAATAAAACCATTAAGCTATAAAGAAACCTAATGGCCTTTAATGGTCATGTAGATATCTGTTGTTTTTTCGTTATTTTATAGTAGGTAAAAGGATTTTTGATGATAATACATACAGTTCTTGATCGCATTAACCAACATCCTGAAGGCAAATTATTGCTTCAGAATCTTGAGTCTTTGTCCGAAGAGGGCAAGCTTGACCTTGCTGATGCTGAATTATATTTTGGTTTTCCATTATATAAAGATGATGATAATCAGTTAGTGATTTCTCAAATGATGATTATTAGTAAAAATTATGGAGTAATTATATTCTATCTCTCAGCAGCAAATGATGCTAATGCAATGAAACAGTTACTTATTGATGATGAAGGGTTATCCCATACTTATAGTCAAGTTTATTCAAGATTATTAAGACAGAGAAATTTAAGAAAAAATAAAAGAGATTTGCTTTTTTCTGTCGAGTCGGCAATATATGCACCACATATTACTAATTCTAATTTAGCTATAGATATTGATAGCACTATTATCTCATCGACAAAATCCATTCAAATTTTTATTGAAGGACTAAATGCTAGACTCAGTGATGAGGTTTATACTGAAGCAGCTACAACGATAGAAGGGGGAAAAGGTTTATTAAAACCTAAACCAAGGGAATTAGAACTTTATCCTGGCGACTCTAAAGTTAGAGTAATTAGCCGACTAGAGACGGAAATAGCCAGATTTGATTCTGAACAGCTTAAATTGTGCGTGAATGAAATCAATGGCATAGAGAGAATTAGGGGGTTAGCTGGTTCTGGCAAAACTGTTATATTGGCAATGAAATTAGCAGTAACTCATCTTCGAAATCCTGATGCAAGAATATTATATACTTTTAGTACCAAAACATTGTACCAACATGTTAAGAGGCTTATAACAAGGTTCTATAGACAATTTGATGATGTTGATCCTGACTTTGAAGGTAAAATAGATATATTACATGCATGGGGTGGGAGTAATGCGCATGGCGTATATTATAATGCGTGTAGAGATAATGATGCACAATTCTATAGCTTAAGCATGGCTAAAGGGTTAAATCAAAGAAATCCATTTTCAGCTGCTTGTAATAATCTGATTTCTAACAATAAAATAGAGCCTTCCTACGATTTTGTTTTCGTTGATGAAGCTCAAGATTTTGATGGTAACTTTCTTCAACTTTGTGTCGCCTTAGCTAAAAGTGATCGAGTTGTATTCGGTGCTGATGTATTCCAGAATATTTTTCAGACGACTACACCATCCGCAGAAACGCTGTTAGGCGAAGGGAAAAAATTAGATTCTGATATATTCTTAAAAAGATGCTATAGGACACCATGTGTTACCCTTATTTGTGCTCATGCTGTAGGTCTAGGAGTTTATAAAAAACAAGTTCAAGTAATAAAATCAGTGGAGCATTGGGGGAACTTAGGTTATTTTGTTGATGGTAAAGCAGCTGATGAATTTTATACTGCAAATGAAAACGTATCGGTCTATAGAAATAAAGAAACCTCTCCTTCACTTTATGATGAAGATCCGAACTCATTAATTAATACTCAAGAATTCGCCGATTTCGCGCAAGAAGTTAATTGGGTTGTTAATAGAATAATAGAAGATATTAATAGTCAGGGTCTTGAACCATCGGATTTATTAATAATATGTGCTGATGATATAAACAATAAAGTATATTATAGGGCAATATCATCAAAACTTTCTGAACATGGGATTGATGTTAACAACATTAATGCTGATAAGTTTTCAATAAGTGACTTTTCAGTTGATAAAAAAATAACTTTTTCGACAATACATAAAGCTAAAGGAAATGAAAGTTATGGGGTCTACGTTGTAGGTGTAGAGGCATTATGTTACAACCCTAATGTTAAAAACCGTAATTTGCTTTTTACCGCTATGACACGTACAAAAGGATGGCTAACCATTACGGGAATAGGGGATGGGGCTAAAAATCTTTTTTCTGAAATAGATACGGCAAAGAAAAATTCACCATACCTGAAGTTTGTATATCCTCCTGAAGAAATGGTAAATCAAATCGAGCATGACCTGCAAAAAGCTGAAAATCCTAAAAGTATTGACGCAGTTGCTGACCTACTTTCTCAATATGGCGAAGAAGGACTTACATCTTTAATTAAGGAGATAGCGTCTAAAAAAGTGAGGAAGCAAGATGAACCAAGGTAAATTTAGGGCATCTGTTAAACGCTCAATACGCCTGATGAATGAGGCTGAAATTAAGGTAAATCAAAACAGTGAGCCGATATACCCCAGTGTTATGGCTGGTGTTTTAAGAGATTTGACGTATGAAGATATGTGGCGTAAATGTGTTGAGTCAAACTGGTATGACATAATGCTAGAAGATAACTCGATAATTCAGTTTAATAATGGCTGCTATCGTTATCTAATGGTGCCATTTAAAGCACTATCATTAGATGAGTTTTTCGAAAACCACTACTCTGATGTTGAATATAAAGAAGATATTGATTTATATAGAGAAGTTCAAATTGAGTATGAACAATACGTTATTAGCATGCAGGTAAATAAAGCACCTGTACCGGTTCGTTTCGATGTTGATAGTGATGGCTATTGTGAACATACCCATCCGTATTATCATCTACATTTGGGTATAGATAATGAATCTCGTGTTCCAGTAAAAGAATATATGACACCATTTTCATTTTCTGCATTTATCTTGCGAACTTTCTATCCTGGCGCTTGGATGAAATATGCAATCTCTGCGCAGGGAATCGATAATGTGCGTAATGTAAAAGATGGTTTAGTACCACCCCCTGAGGGAAAGTGGAAAGAATCAGAAGGCCAGCTTTTTTGTCTATCATAGGTAATTTCAAACGGTCGAAATAATTAATTACTTTCGACCGATTTATTTTTATTAGATTTAATACGAAATTACTTATAAAAAGAAATTATTATCTCTATATTTTAAATATATACTCGTCCCCAAAGTCCACCTTACCCCCCATCACCATCGCCCGCAATTCCCACGGCTCCGGCTCTATGCCGATTTTTCGCAGGAAACTGAGTACCTGATCCGCTAACTCACCGACAGGCTGATACTGAGTCGCTATGCCTGCTTTTTTAACCTGGCTATTATCAGGCGCTTTTCTATCTTTATCCCCATCATTGCGGATACGTTCGGCCAGTTCTCGCCGTTCCTTACGCCCCATATCCTCAAAAAGCTGGCTGGTTTGCTGGTGATAACGTTTTATCTGCTTGGTTGTGGCGTTCTTGGGCAGTTTTGGATAACTAAATTCTGCGGCTGGCGGGGTGCTTTCAACCGATTTTTCCGGTTGAGGATCGCTACCGCGTACAGTTATTGACAGAACTCCAAGGGGCGGCGGGCCGCCCTGAACGTCAACAGAAAAATCCGCATCAGCTTTGATTTTAGGGACAATTTTGTAAGTGGTGGTGCGGGTATAGATAATTGAATTAGAACCCGATTCAGGGGCAAAGACGCCAGTGATCCGGCTGACGTTATCCCCGTAATCGTTGCCATTCTCGGTGATGTCGTAATTGAGCCTTACGCGCAAATCTTTGCGGGCGACTAACGGGCCGCCTTGCGCGAGAGTGTAACCCGCCCAGTTGCCCTCGTCAGCGGCAACCTGAGCCGGTGATATCTCTGGGAATAAACGCAGCTCCTTGTCTCGCAGACGGCGTAATTCACGGTATACCGTGACTGGTGCGCCACCTATTTGCTGAAACTGGCGAATACGCCAACGAGACGCCCAGGCACTGACGCGCTTTGCTGTTTCCTTCAGTGGTTTTCCACTTTCGTCGTCCAGCTCATCGTCAAGCGCGTAACCGTCGATATTCTTTGATATATATTTGGCGATGTAGCCGGTGGCGCTACCCAGTTCTTTATCAATGGGGACCACATGAAAACGGGCTTTAAGCGCTTCTTGTGATTGCAACTCTTCTGAATCTTCCCAACGGGCATAGGTGCAAAAAATATCGCGAGCCGGTTCGATATCAGCAGGCAGCATAAATAGCAGCATATGCCAGTGGGGTGTTTCGTCATGGTGAGGTTCCGCCACTCGAAAACCGAATACTCGGATACCAGCGCGTTTCCACGCGGCACGAACCTGTGACCAGATACGACATAAATACTTCTGTGTTTGCCGTGGACTGGCACCACGCCATTTGTGGTTGCGCTTGCCACTGCTGTGCATGGAATGGAATTTCGACGGCGCTGTTAAGGTGTAGAAATCACCGGCTAAATTCTCTTGTTCCGCGATATCCTCAAACCCGCGCATTCGGGTCATTAATTCGCAACGGCGGATCGCAGGATTGGCTATGCTGCCGTCGTATTTATCAACCAGCGAAATCCGGTTTCCGTCTTCATCTTCCAGCTCAAACGCCTGTAAGAATTCACGGTTAGACCTCTTCTGTGCTTGCCATTCCTTGAGGGCGGGATCACTGCAATAGGGTGCTGATTTGGCGTGCACATAACCCGCCGCAATCATCAGGTGTTCACGCCACTGATCATGGATATGCTTCAGACGGCGTAACCACCATGAAGGGGACTCAATACGGGCAGTGGCGCGTAATGCTTCGTCCGCTGTCATCGTTTGGCTTTCGTATAATCCCCAGCCCGGTGCGTTAGTATTTAGCTGACGAGTTAAAAAACCGATATAACCATAGCCGGACACAATTGCGGTTTCAATATCACCATCAGGTAATCCCATTTGATGGTCATATTCGCGGATAAACTCGCCAGTCATGCAATCTGACAGACGATAGGCCAACCGTTTGATCTCTCGCTTACCATAGTAAGGAATACGGCGAAAATCATCGTAGAAAGGGAGTAATACATGGGATCGAATATCAATCTGATATTGCTCTGTTACGCAGTCCACTCGCGGCAATAGGTACTTTTCAATTGAATTGATTAAGTAGCTATTGGCTCGTTTGGATCCACTGTTTTGTTTAATGTTCTCCACCCGTAGGGTGTAGTAGCGGCGGATATAGTGAGGCAGAGACTCAAGGCGGCGCATAACACGCCGCGCACGAGGGATAGGTTCATTAATTTGACCAAAGCGTCTGAATAAATCCTCGCTGATTGGCTTCTCACTGGCAGCGGTAGCAATCGCTGCCCGAGGTACGTTCCATGAATAAGCCCCGGTGAACGTTTCAGTGTTACCGGGTTGAGGTTTAGGCGAGTTTGGGGTACTGCGGCCGCATGAATGGTTGGTCATTCATTGTGCCTAAGAGTTGCGATGATTTCCCCGATACTTTTTCGGCCGTCCGCCTTACAACTGATAGAGCGGGGAGCCGTAATCGAGTGGAGGGTGAAACGGCTATAGAGATCGCGACTGGTAGGGGTATCACTATTGGACGCCACAACGTGACAGCCATTTTCAGCGGCCCTTGCCAGTAGGCGAGCTAAACGGAATTGCTGTTCAGCGCTGAAACCATCGGTGTGATAATGGGCAAAATCAGCAGTGCTGGATACTGGGATATAAGGCGGATCGCAATAAATCACATCACCCGCAACAGCCATTTCCAGTGCTTCGGAATAATCACAACATAAGAAGGTCGCTTTGTTGGCTTTTTCAGCAAAGAAACGGATCTCGGCTTCGGGGAAATAGGGCGCTTTGTACTTGCCATAGGGGACGTTAAATTGCCCTTGTTGGTTATAGCGACAAATACCATTAAAACAGTGGCGATTTAGGTAAAGGAAGATTGCAGCTCTGGATATATCATCACAGTTTCGTGCATTAAATATTTTGCGGAAAATATAATATTGTTCGTGGGAATTAGCCGTAAGAAACAGTGAGGAAGCCACATTGATTAAGTCGCTCGTTTCTCTTTTAGCGATTTCATAGAAGTTAATCAGATCATCATTGATATCCGTTATCAGATATTCTTCATAATCTGTATTCAGCATGACAGAGCAGGAGCCCGCGAACGGCTCAACCAGCCGTTTACCCGTTGGCAAATGCTGACGCAAGGTTGGCATAATGCGGGCCTTTGAACCGGCCCATTTCAGCGGGGAGCGATTCATAATACACCCCGATAATGCTTCTTTTTCTCTTCATGGATTTGCTGGCAAGTGACACAAAAAACCACGCCCGGTACGCTGATACGCCGTTGCTCTGGAATTTCAGCCTCGCAGCATTCACAGATAAAAGCAGACGGTGCAGTTGGCTTACTGCGTGCATTAGCTATCTGAGCGGCTAATACCATTTCTTGCCGTTCTTGGGCGATATCGATTAAGTCAGCCATTAGCGTTGTCCCTCAGATACAGCCTTGAGGTTTTCAGCAACCTGGCGGATTAACTCAATAGCTTCAATGCTATTTAGGTCGCGCTGAGAAATATGATCGGAAAGGGCGGTTAACTTTTCAGACACATTAAGCGCAAAGGCTTTCCGCTCCTCCATTCGGGCACTATTTAAATATTGATGCATGGCTTCAGTTGAAGCGGATATTGCAGCAAGTCTACGATTCATCATTTTGCTATTCCTCGTTTTCAGGCAATAGGAATCCCGGCGCGGTATAAAACGCCTGTGGTTTTCTGGTAATTAATTACGGGTCTTGATTAATTACAGCGTCAGCATCGGGCAGTTCTTTCGGGAATGAGGTAGTTAATTCCGATAATTCCCTCATCGCCTTAATAACAGCTAACCGATCCGATTCATCCAATTCGTGAAACTTTAATTTATGTTTATCGCGATGCAGCCCAGCGGTGAAGTAAATCAAACCTCTGTGGCGAAATGACACACCTGATAAAAATGCGGAAACTCTATTCGTTCTCCTTAATGCTTTGTTAAGCATTAGCCGGACGTTGGCCGTTTGAATAAGACCGATTTTTATTTGCTCCGCTGTGAGTTCAATTGCTCTTGCAGACTTTTGCATAGCAACACCTCCGGCAAAGATGAGTTAAGCGAATATCCCCATAAGGCGGGCAAACCAGCGACGTGATGCTCTGGGTTTCGCCATATAAGGTGTTCTTAGTCCTGGGATAAACTGCACTTCGCTAGCTTTTGGTTGAAAGTGTCGACCGTCTGGCGTTTCTAACCAGCCATGTTGGTGACGGTAATGCGTGACTTGTTGACCGTTTACCAATAATGCTGCAAGAGATGGGCACTGTGGGACTTGAGTCATGACGCATTCCTCATCTGGTGCAGTTGATCAACGTAAGCCGTTGCCTGTGCTTGCGCGTCAAACTTGCCGTATGACTGATCGCCCTGGCTGACGTGGTAACGGGTAATGGTGGTTATCTTGTTACGTTTTAATCGGGTAATAGAAAAACCACGGTAAACGCTGGTGTGTTCACTGACTTTAACCAGTACATTACGTGGGCTATAAACCAATTGGCGCGCAGCAGCAGATAGTTGCAGTTGGCTAATCAATTCATCATCTCCACATAGCGCTCGGCTTTATAACGGGCGTTCAAGTAAATCGCATACAGATTCACTTCACGTTTTGCGCCTTTCTTTTGCTGGATGATAGGTAAACGTCCGGTATCAGCCTGGGTGCGGATGGTGTCTTGGTTGATGCCCTGGCGTTTGGCATAGTCAGCAATGGACTCTGACAACTTGTTGCCAAAGGGATAATCAGGCGGCAACTCCCTGATAATTGACGTATTCACACTTTTATTCAGTTTCTTTGGCATAAGTGCTACCCTCTAAGATCACGCAGTTTTAAGTTGTTTGGGTCACTTACACGTGACCTCGATAAGAGGATAGTCATTTGGACGTGACCTTGTCAAGCGTTTACGCGCAAAAGCTAAAAGCCATCCGCAAAGCTGAAGGCCTAACTCAGAAGTCCTTTTCCGAACATGCAGGCATACCACTCGGAACAATTAAGAATTATGAAACTGGTCAGGTGGAGGCTGGTTTAAAAGTTATTGAGCTTGTAGTTAACAACCCCCAATTCAAGAAATACACGATGTGGTTAATGACAGGGGATGTCGCACCAGAAATCGGCCAGATCTCACCTGATCTCTCCCCTGATGGGCCAGAAAGCACATTTGCGAACCAAAAAGGCCAGAAGGTTGGCTAATTGCCTACAAAATAAAGAATTTCTGGGGTAAAGGCGGGATTTGCTACGAAAGGAACTTCTTTGATGAGTATTAAATCACTTGGCGCAGAAGGCTATATGGTCGATGTGCGGCCACAAGGCCGTGAAGGGAAGCGGATCAGGAAGAAGTTTAAAACCAAGTCTGAGGCGCAGCAATTTGAACGCTGGGCTATTGCTACCCAAAACGATAAAGATTGGTTGGAAAAACCAGCAGATAATCGGCCTCTGACTGAGTTAATAGAGCTGTGGTGGAAATACCAAGGCCAGTCGATGAAAGCGGGTAAAAGCATATTACAAAAATTAGAGCGCATTGATGAGGCTATGGGCTTTCCTAAAGCATCACAAGTTAACCGCGCCAGTTTTGCTAATTACCGAGCGGCACGCATTGAAAATGGAATAAAACCGGCCACAGTCAACCGCGAACAGGGGGCTTTGTCGTCTCTGTTCACTGTGTTGATTGATAACGGTAACTATCACAACGAACATCCAATTATCGGTATTAATTTGATGCGCATTCATGCGCGTGAGATGGGATTTTTATCCAAAGATGAAATTAGCGGCTTACTTGATTTACTAACAGGTAAAGAACAACTGGCCGCAAAGCTATGTCTATCTACCGGCGCGAGGTGGGGCGAGGTTGTGAAGCTGACGCAAAATGATGTTATTCAGCAACGTGTGACTTTCGTAAATACCAAGAATGGCAAGAACAGAACAGTGCCGATTTCAGCGGAGTTATTTAAAGAGTTGAAAGCAAAAGGTAACGGAAAGGTTTTTCCAGATGTTGATTATTTGCTGGTACGGCAGTCTCTTAAAGAGGTTGCCCCCGATTTACCAAAAGGTCAGGCAATCCATGCATTACGACATACCTTTGCCAGCCACTTTATGATGAACGGCGGCAATATTTTGACGCTGCAAAAGATACTCGGTCACTCCAATATTTTACAAACCATGACTTATGCGCATCTTGCACCGGACTACTTGCAGGATGCAGTTAAATTTAACCCTTTGGTGCAGGATAATGCATATGGATAAGTCCCCTGAAGAAGTTGTAAAAGAACACTTCGATAACTTGATCGACAAACATAATTCAGAAGAAAAAAAGAGGCTGGCGAGTAGTATAAAAAAATTAAAAGACCAACTATCGCTGGTTACCCCTGAGCTTTTTGCTGAGTTTTTGGATGAGAGAGGGGCAAGTAAGAAATGTCTTTCATGCGGTTCTAAAAAATTATCAGTTCCTGAATCTGGAACAATTGACAGCCAATCTTTACCTGAAGATTTTGGCAAACTATCAATAGATGAACAGACAAAAATTGTCGCCAATGCAACAAAGAGATATGTAACGTATTCATTTATAGAAGAAAAAAGCAGAGCGACACTGGGTAACGCTCAATATAGAGTTAATTGTTTGAATTGTGGCTATATGAGTTTTTATAGGGCAGGACCAGTTCTTCATTGGGTCCAAAACCTGAAAGAGGATGCATCGGAATGAATCAAGCAAGGAATGATTCTCAGCAATCAGAAGTACCACTGATATTCCCAAGTGATAGAATTAAACGTATCAGGAATAATGGTGGTGATGATGGGGGGGATAGAATGGATCGATTAGAGAGGCGAGTAGAACGTCTGGAAGATGATGTTTCCCAAATTAAAGATGATCTTGCCGTCATCAGGTCTAATTATGCTTCAACAAGTGATATCAACACGTTGCAGATTACGGTTACAGATAAGATAAATGTCATCCAGACGTCACTTACTGACAGAATAAATGATGTACAGTCGTCCCTCACCAATAAGATGAGTTCTATGGAAAGTTCATTTACAGGCAAAATGAACTCAATGGAAACCTCATTTGCGGAGAGATTGGGCCAAGTACAGACGTCTGTTGCTGTTATAGAATCAAACTATGCTTCGAAAAGTGATCTGCTTGAAGTCAGAGATGCCATCATAAATAAGTTAGAAACTGATAGTAAATGGAAATGGTCAGGGGTATTTATTCCTATCGCGGCCATGATCATTGGTGGTGGGATAGCTATTTTGACCGCGTTAATAAAATAATCTTTACTGATTTATACTAATTCTGATGTCTTACTATTCTGGATGTGACTAATCGTAAAACTGACTAAGTCCAGAAGCCGTTATATCAGATAGTATGAGCCATTGCATCATGTGCAGGGTTCCGGTGTTACTCCATATAGGCTGAAAAAATTGTAATGTAGTTCTTGACTCAAGGAATGTAAGCGCCTCCTAATTATGACTGAAGTACTATTGATGGCGCATAATTCTCATCTGGATAAAGAGTTTTCACGGCATATTGGTTCTGATTAAGGGCGCCTCACTTATTACACCTGTAATTTTGAAAATTATTACTGCGGAGAGTTCATGTTGGCTGAATGGTTTAAATGGATATTGGGAGTTGCTACCTCAACCGGAATTTTATGTTTTACTGCATTCCTGATGCGGACTACTCTGAGCAGATTTTTCACAAAATCAGTTGAATACCAGTTCGAAAAGAAGTTTGAAAAATTTAAGGCTGATATCAGAGATAATGAGAAGGAATTAGAACAGGTTAGGAATTTTCTGGTTTTAGCCCGGAGAGAACGTGACTCAGCGCTTCAGCTAAAGCGCTTTGAGGCAGCAGAGACCATGATGCGAGCTCGTCAGACACTTTCTGAACTCGCACCGATTGTGGAGTATGTAAAAAACCTAAATACTGACGAAATGATGAAAAGAGGCGATGATCCGAAAATTGCCGAATTTATTGATGCCTTAATAAAGCCTTTTAATATTGATGAAAAACTAAAGGCATACGGAGAAATTGATAAAACTCTATCCAGACTATATCTTAGTGATCGGTCTCAGAAAATATTTGAAGCGTATGAAAACATCGTACTTCATGCTGTGATGATAATAAAAATGCTCAGGATACCTTTAGGGAACAAACCAGAACTTATCAAAAAAGGTAGCCTCAGTAAGATAATAATTGAGATGGTTCCTTCATCAAAAGAGGGAATTGAAACGTATGGTGAAGGCCATGTATTCTACTGGTCAAATTATTTCTATGTAGAGATATTAAAAGAACTTCGCAATGAATTGCTGGGTACTGCCAACATGAGTAGAGACACAGAAGCGGCTACGCGTTTGGCTGTAGACTCTCGTCTTGCACATCTAGATATTCGCTCATCTTTGAAAGAACACGGACTTTCAGACACGCTACTCAGACCAGATGCTAATGCCGAGGTAGGTTAATACGCTTCAGCTACTTTGGAGTATAAATCAGTAAAGAAGTCCGACTCGTCGGCGTAGTATCTTTTATTAAACATTATGTGACATGGAGTTCTAGGCGTGTTTGAAAAGCTATTTGATGTATTCTCGAGACGAGAGAAGAATCTCACGAATGTTGAAATCAAGCCGCTGACGGAAGAGTTTCGGAATCGACTCTTGATGTTGCTCCGCGATACTCTACAACACGACTTTCGCTCATTTTTGGGTGATCTTCATCAGAAGGCTGCTTATCTCTACGGCAAGTTTGGACTCTCTGCAACATCAGCCCATAACTCGCGAGAAGATGATCTGCTGAATTTCTTTGCCACCTGCAGCGATGAGAACTGTCTCGATTTAATCGAACTAATTTTTCGATCCGACCTTCCCGGTATCTCATGGCCAGATAACCCACTTATCCTAGGCATTAACCAATTTTTCCGTATTGATGCACTCCCTTATCATCTGACCGGATACTCTACAGAAGAATTTCAATCAATGTTCTATGGTGCTCCGGCTACAGCTCGCCGAATTACGGAGTATCCAAAAATCATTCGAAAAGATAGTGAGCTGGTGCATCAATGTGCGATGGAGCCTGCGCTCATGCTACTGAATGTGGCAAAATTTAAGCATGCGAATGATGAATTCTTGAAGGCATTGGAAGATCATAGAAAGGGAGATTATCGGGACTGTCTCACAAAATGTGGTAGCGCTTTCGAGAGCGTAATGAAGGTTCTCTGTGCTAAGAATTCATTACCATTCAAAGAAACAGATACAGCTTCTACATTGCTCAGAATATTGCTGGGAAATGGGCAACTGGATCAATTTTGGGAACAACCGCTGATTTTAATCGCAACCCTACGAAATCGCTTGAGTTCATCACATGGTGCTGGCGCTAAAGGCAAAGTAATACCGGAGCATGTAGCTACATACGCCGTAAATTCCACAGCTTCAGCCATATTACTCTTGTGTTCCGAATTTGGTTGAAAAATTTCATAGAGTACAAGTTGTGAGTGAATTTGAGACAGTAGTGTACCTTTCTGTAAACACTGCCAGATAGAGTAAAGCGTAGTCTCAATAGTGATCCACAAATTGCCCAAATCACCCACGCGAGAGCAGGTTTCACCACGCAGAGGCACGCATATAAGTGGCTGTTTTATATGTAAATGATTGATTTTAAATAAGAGTTTTAGGCCGCATTAGCGGNCCCTTTTTGCTTTTTTGAACTCAAGTGAATTTAAGGTGCAGGGAAGGTAAAGCGGGTGTGGATCTCTTCCAATGCATTAAGCACTTCCTGGTCCAGAACTAGATTCTGGCTATCAATATTACTTTTCAGTTGTTCCAGTGTGGTTGCACCTAACAGTGTACTGGCAACAAACGGTTGCTGGCGTACAAAAGCCAGCGCCATCTGTGCTGGATCCAACCCATGACGTTTTGCCAGTGCCACATATTCCGCTACCGCTAACTGGGATTGTGGCCCGGTATAACGGGTGAAACGGCTGAATAATGTATTACGTGCAGCGGCAGGTTTTGCGCCATTGAGGTATTTACCGCTCAGGGTGCCGAAGGCCAGGCTGGAATAAGCTAATAGCTCAACGCCTTCGTGTTGGCTTATCTCGGCCAAACCAACTTCGAAGCTGCGGTTAAGCAGGCTGTAGGGGTTCTGTATTGAGACAATGCGCGGTAAATCATGTTTTTCTGCCAATTGCAGATAGCGCATCACGCCCCATGGGGTCTCATTTGATACACCGATATAACGGATTTTCCCTGCTCGTACCTGCTCGTTCAGCGCTTCCAGCGTTTCAAGCAAGGTGACCACAGCAGTATGTTCGCTATAGCGATAATTCAATTTACCAAAACAGTTAGTTTCACGTTGTGGCCAATGTAATTGATAAATATCGATATAATCAGTATTGAGCCGTCTAAGGCTATCTTCCAACGCGATGCGGATATTTTTCCGGTCTAGCGCCATATTGGGGCGAATCGGTTGATCGCTGCCGCGTGATGGCCCAGAGACTTTACTGGCTAAAATGATTTTGTCACGCTCACCGCGCGCTTTTATCCAGTTACCAATGTATTGCTCAGTTAACCCTTGGGTTTCTGGCCTTGGGGGCACTGGGTACATTTCTGCGGTATCGATCAAGTTAATACCGGCAGCAACGGCGTAATCCAGTTGCGCATGGGCATCGGCTTCACTATTTTGTTCACCAAATGTCATGGTGCCCAGACCCAGCAGGCTGACTTCTAATGAACTGTGGGGGATACGATGATATTGCAT